AACCGCACCTGCTGAAGAGTCCGCTGGCTCCCATCCTCGCTCCAAGCGTCACCGCCGCGAGGCACCGAGAAGCCGAAGCTCATGGAGTCGATCACGCGAGGGTTGCCGCCGCCGCCGAGAAGCACGGCCAGGTCGCGGCCATCCGTCGTGTCAGGAAGCGTCGCCTTCACGAGCAGGCCGCGCCCGTCCTCCTCAAGCGTCATCGTCTTCGACCGGGTCGACGCCAGGGGGCGGGCAGGGTCGTGGTTGACGAGCAGAAAGACGTTATTGCGGGACCGCAACGAGCGCGAGAAAGCGCCAGGGGCGATGGTCTCGGTGAAGGGCAGAGGCTCGCTGGGGGAGTTGAAGACGGCCGCGTATCCCTCGAAGCTCATGCCTTCGGGGGCTTCGCGGACCTCAAGGTCATCGACCGTGAATGTGCGTGTTTCCATCTTGCTCATGTCAGTCCTCACTTGCCGGGTAGGCAGACTGGGGATCGTCCGGCGCGATCTGCGAGATGCCCTGCAACATGACCGAAGGCAGGCCCGTGTGAGTGATGGTCGGCAGGCCCATCGCCTGCATAGTCTCGGCTGGGTCAAAGCCGGCCGTGATGAGGCGCTGGGCCATGAGCACCTTGCGGTCTTCTGCGACAACGCCCGCGTCCTCGATGTCAATGTTTGCTAGGGGCACGCGGGGGGCGTCGCCGTTATTGACTGGCCGAAGATCCATGTAGCTACGGACGTCGTTGACTGACAGGTAGCCAGCCTGGAGGCCCGTAGAGAACACCTGAGCCTGCGTGGCGGAGTCGCCGCGGAGCAGACCGTCCATGTTGAACCTAAGGAATACCTCACCCGGCAGGAGGCGGTTGTGGGCTTCCTCAATGGCGGCGATGAGCGGAGTGAGCGAGTAGCGCGTGAACTGAATGGCGTTGTGCTCAACGGACGCATACGACATGGCGCCGGGCGTGTTCAATCCGATCATGCTGGGAGGTACACGAAAGACCCTGGCGACTTCCTCGACCGAAAACTGGCGGCTCTGGAGCATCTGGGCCTGTTCGCCGTCCGAGCCCGTCTTCACAAACTTCGCGCCACCAGACAGCACCCCAGGGCGGTGAGCCTTCTTCAGCCCCTTGTGCCCAGCCTCAAAGGCGTCGACCAGATCCTTGGCCTGCTCCTGCGTCAAGTTGCCGGGGAACTCGATCATGCCCGACGTGTTGGCACCGTTGGAGAAGTAGCGGGACGCAAACTCGTCCAACGCCTTCGCCAGGCCCAAAGTCTGCTTCAGCTCATCCACCCGGCTCACACCCTTGAGGGAACCGGGGCGGCGCATCTCAGGGATGTAAAGCACCTCATCGCTGGAAAGCACCGCCTGGCCGCCGTCAATGACGTACTCACGCAGGCGCGTCTGCTTGTTCCGGCGAATATCCACGCGGGTCGGGTCAAGTGGCTGGAGAGCCACGACCTCGCCGCCGCCGTTACGGAGGATCTGTACGACTGCCCCATGCGAGAGCAGCATCGACACGACGATCTGCTTGTAATACTCAATGCGGCTCGTGCCCGGACCTTCGGGCTCGTATACCCAAGCGGGGCGGGGCGTGTACGGCAGGCGGTTGCCGTCGCGGCGCACGAATGTGTCCACCGGCAGCGTCGAAATCGTGTCCGACAGCAGCCGGACGCAGGCATAAGCCGCACCGATCTCAAGAGCGTTCTTCTGATTGACGACCGTGCCCGACCAGGTAGCGAAGCCCGAGACGTCAATGCCCGAGCCCCAGACCTGCTGGTAGGAGAGGTTGCGCTCCTCCATCGGCTGACCGCCGAACAAGTTACCGAGCATTACAGGCCTCTCTCAAGGGCGACACCGAAAGCCAGGCCGCAGACGCCGGCAACAACGAAACCGAGCCATGGCGCCACTAGCGCAGCGCCCACAATGAGGGCGACGCAGCCAGCGATCTGCAAAGCAAGTGCGATGCGCATACGGCTCCTAGACACTGAAGAATCCGGCGACCGGGGGTTCCGGCTCCGCCTCACGGCGATGCGTAGCCCGGTCGAAAGCAATAAGCGCCGCGACGGCGGCGTCAATTTTGCGAGGCGAACCGCGGTGCTCCTTCACGACCCGCGGGCCCTTCTGGTCCGTCTTGATGACGCAGTTGTCCAGGTGGCGGGAAAGAGCGGGAGAATGATCGTGCGCGACCTCGCCTGATACCACCGCGTCAAAGAACTTGGCCGTGGCTGGGACCATGCGAGCCGGGCTCGAGCTCGGGTACTCAGTAATCGGAACGCCGGCCTCGGCAAGTGCCTCCATCGACCGCTGCCAGCGGAACGGGTCACACGCGACCTCAACGACGTTGAGCCTGCCGCACGTCTCCAGAATCCGAGCCTCAACCCCGCCAATATCCACCCGCCAGTCATCGCGGTCGGTGGGCTGCTTCTCCCACAAATCGACTAGCCACACGCGGGGTACTTCCTCAATCGTCACGCCGACAATCGCCGTCGTGTCACCCGAAAACGAACCATCAAACCCGAGCACCACCGGGGTGCCGTCGGCAACCGGGTCCATCTCCGGCAGCTGGTCCCAGGCCCCGTGAGGCAACCAAGCCTGCTGCGAAGAGACGAACACGTTGGTGCGCTTCGTGCGGAACTCCGCCTCCGGGGTCCGCTTCACCGAGGACTCAAAGTCCTCGGGGTCTTGAATGTCGCCGTAGCCAGGGTTGGCGATCTGCCAATTCCTTGGGTCGCGGTGGTCACAATCCGCCGGCGCCTGCCACCAGGCCCCGAAGAACGAAGGATCCTCGACCTCGCCAGCAGCGACCCGCTGGGCGTACTGGTACAGCGAATAACACACCGAGTCCTGCCCGGTCGTGTCCGTCCGCACCCCAGCCGTCGTGATCGCCAACGTCAGCGCGTCATACCTGGCCGCCTGGGCCAGCGTCATCACGTCCCACAACTCACGATTGGGGGCCGCATGCAGCTCGTCATAAACAACGAGCGTCGGAGACAGGCCCTCTTTTGTGAAGGCTTCAGAAGAAAGTACCCGGTAAACCGAGCCCGTCGCAGGAATCTCAATCGCGTCCCGGTACAACTTCGCCTGCTCGGCCAACTCCGGCGACATCTCAACCATCTGCTTCGCAGACCCAAACACGATCCGCGCCTGCTCGCGGTCAGCCGCACACGAGTAGACCTCGCCACCTCGAGGCCCCATGAACAAGCCATAGAGCGCGATGCCTGAGCCCAGCGCAGACTTGCCGTTCTTACGGGGAAGGCCAACAACTGCTACCCGGTGCCTTAGCCGCTTGTCAGCCCGACGCGCAAACAGGCTGTCCATCAGCTTGCGCTGCCAAGGCCGCAGAATCAAAGGCTCCCCAGCGCGGCCCCCAACCGAATCCTTCACCTGAGGGCACAAAGCCTCAATGAACTCGGCGACCAAAGGACCGTCACCGCGCTTGATGTCAGGTTGAGGGACAGGAGTCAGGATGGCCGGCGGCCAACCCTTCACCTTCCTGGGTGCCATGCGCAGGGCTCCAGAGGTAGGCTCAAAGAAAAGGGGGACACATGAGTTACAGCAACTGGGACGGCGGGCGCCTCGAAGACGACGGCACCATAAGCGGCACTTGGTACATCGCCGACATTGACCATGCCGCCTGCTACGAGATCCACAACCAAGAACCCGCAGGTGACAAAACCCTGCCAGCGAAAGCCGAACTTGTAGGCAAGCGGTACGTCGTCACCATCAACGGCAAAACCGTCGCAAACCTGCCAACCGACTGGACACAACTCCCGCACGCCATCAAGAAGCGCGGCCCACTAAACGGCGAAGCCGTCATCAAATGGCGTGCCTACGACGAACCCCAGCGCTTCATGGTCAACCTGTACCTCAAGCACGCCTAAGACTTAGCCCGCTTCTGCTGCAACTTCTCCAAAGTCGAAGCGGCCTTCACCTCAGCCAGCCCAAGGCGGGCACGAGCCGTCGGGTCAAAACCTAGGAGCGACAGCCACTCGCTGATCTCCTTGTTCAGATCCCGCAGCTGCTTCCTCGCCTCAGTCGACGACTCCGCCACCGGCAACAACCTGGCCCGCTCCTCGAGCGACTGCCTCAGCATCGCCAGCCGAATCGAATCCGTGCGAGCCAGCCACGGCGACCCAGTCGCCATGATCTCCTCGAAGACCTGGGCAGCATCGTGCTCATAAGGCTCAAGCTCTACAGGCTCAACCGCGGCAATAGCAGCACCCTGCTTCTTCCCGTGACGGGTCGCATTCCAAGTACCCGTGCGCTTGTGCTGCTCCAGAGGCTTCGGCGGGCGACCAGTCCTCGCCATCAAGCCTCCTAAGTCAGTTCAAGTCTCAGCGACTCAACCTTCGCGCGCGTCCAATCCGTACCGCCGCCAGCCGCCAGCACGGCCTCGTACTGGCGCAGCTGCAAAGCCTTATGCCGGCGCGCATCCGACTCGGGCACCCGGCCCCGACGCTCAGCGATCTTCTTCTTCGAGTCATACCGCTTCTGCGG